TGCTGCTTGTTGTGGAGCAGGAGCATCAACTCCTCTTCTCTTAATAGGTTGATCTGGAGTAGCTCTACCGAATAGCTGGTCTATTTGTTGCTGTGTAGCTCTTTGAGCAGAAGCCTCTTGTCTATCCTGAATCTTTTGCTGCTGTGCTCTTTCTGCATTAATTTGTGACTGTCTCTGCCTTCTCTCCTCGTCAGTAGCAGTATTAAGTTGATTTCTTAAAATTTCCATTTGCTTACCTGCACTTCCTGTAAGTCTTCCCTTAGAAGTTCTAGGTAAGTTAGCAATTCTTTCCCTAATAACATCTGATTGTTTTGTAGGAGAAGTAACTCTCTGAGAGTCCTTAATGCTTTGAAGGGCTCCTTGAGAAGCACCAAGAAGAGATTGCTTTTCAGCAATGCTCTTTCTTCTTCCAGGTTGATTAATCTGTGATGCAAACTTACCTTGAGTGACTGGTTTAAATCTCTTAGCTCTCTCTGCTCTTTGCTGCTGCATCATTCTTCTTTGATCAGCAAATCCTGACTCACCGCCACCTACGGCTTTTGACACTGCCCTTTGTGACATTTTACCAGTCATGCCAATTCTCCTTTGAGCATTGGCAGCTGCAGTCTTTTTTAGTTCAGATTGTCTAACAGCACTTTGAACTCTAGACCTTCTTGCCGTAGGTTTTTGTATAGCTTGAGTTAGTCTTTGTGACTTTTTTGCCGCTTTTAATCTATCTAGTCTAGTTGCCATTTGTTTTTATTAAATTATAGCTTCCCATGTAAATACAATATTAGGACTTTGCACGAAACCTGATTTTGTCCATGTGAATGTTAGGTTTGTACCGTCTGCGGTAACAGTTGCTTGCTGAATACCCGAGTTTAGCTGATCTCTAATGTAAATAATTCTAGATGCAGTACCATTACTAGCTCCAGGTGTTTGACCGTCTAATCTACTTGCAACCCATGCACATGAATGAGTTGTAAAGTTTGATGTACCTGTAGAATTAGACCAGATGTTGTCATTAGAAGCTCCGTAGTTCCAGTACGCAGTAACTTTTACAAGAGTTGGAGTTCCAGATAGTCCATGAGCAATAACTTGATCACCCGATCCAGAAGTTCCTGCTCGTGAAGCTGAACCATAAGCAACAGAAGAGCTACCTGGATGAAAATGTAATGCAGATGCATCACTTCCATTTGTCAAAGTGTCTAGGTTGGCAGTCGTTACAGTTCCTCCAACACCGTCACATACCTGATTTACTTCTGCAGCTGTAGCAGTTATTCCCCCAAGGTCTCCAATATCTAGCATTGAAGAGTTCACTTTACCAGAAGAATTTAAGACAGGAACTTTATTTTCATCAGCAGCTTGGTTTAAAACCTTGTCTGTAACAGTACCGTTTCCAGTGTCACAATCCATAAAGTTTGTAGCTCCTGCTCCAGATATGTCAGTACCAACACCAGCAGAACTAGCCACTGTTATTGCACTTGTAGCAGTAGTATTTACAGAAGAAACAATAAATTTATTAGTTGACCATACAACAGTCTCAGTAGAACTAGTCGCAGCACGTATTCCAGCCTGGATAGTAGCCGCTACAGCATCCATGTCAGCATCAGCATTGAAATCAAGTCCAGAAACATCTCTTTGTGTTCCATCAATTGTAATACGAACTGAACCATCAGTCACAGCGTTCCAAGTACCTATTACAGAAGTTGCATTTGTACCACCTGTTAATAAAGCAGGAGTGTAAGTAGCAGGAGCTTTGATCGTATTCTTAGATTGCATTACTAGAGGCCCTGCAGATCCAGATGTTGCTTGAGACCCTTGCTCTGCTAATGTAGCTAGCTCTACCTTTCCTGAACTAGTCTCAGAGGCATTAGAAACGGGTGTACCAGTGTCAATTACCTCCCACGCACTTTTGTACATGTAAAAGTTTCCGTCGTCGCTATCGTACGTTATATCTCCCTGACTACCAGTAGCAGTTCTTTCTGCTGTTGTCTTAACTGGAACCTTCATATCTGTTGTCGCACCAGTAAAAGACACATCATTAGTAAATGTGTTAGTTCCAGACCATGTATTGTTTGCAGCTAAGTCTGCAGCGTTGTTTACACCGTCTACAACGTCCTTTAAAAACTGATAAGGGTTAGAGATGATAATAGTAGAACCAGATGCATGCTCTTGTGGTGCAGTAGTAACACCATTACCTTGAGAAAGGTTTCTTCCTCCTGACTTAATAGTGATAGTCTTAGCAACAGCATCATAAGATTCTATTTCTACATCTTCTCTAGTTGACTTTTTAGGGTTTATAGTTGCAATCGTTGTAACCCCTGCTGGAAAAGTAAAGTTTGGAGTTGCTGCTACACTTATAACCAGACTAGAACCGTCAAGGTCTTGTGTAAGGTTTGTGCTCCAACTTTCCTGTAGTGGATATCTTGTTATTGGCATTTTATTTATCGTTATGCTTGAAATTGTATTGGGAACTCATCAAAGTCCATTGCTTCATATCCCACACTTATTTTATCTAAAGACCAGTTAGCATTCTTGCTTTCTGAGTAAACCTTTACCTGAACCTTCCTTCCTGTTACATGCTTGTATATCCTGCATATGTAAGGATATAGGTCTAGGGAATCGTCTGCCTCTTCAGAAGAACCAGCTATTGGCTCATCTCCTATTGGTTCAGATCCAATCGTACCCACTGGAGCTTCACTTGTTGTAAAGTCATCCCCTATAGTTGTTAAATCTTCAATCTCGCCATCAATTCGTATCTCAACCTTTAGATCAAAACCTTTAGTCTTAAGCCCTGACAAAGTCAGAGAACTATACTCTTTAGATAGCGCAGGATCTCCGAAGTCCCACTCTTTTGTTAATACTTCATGATAGATTGCAATACCATTGTCATTAAACCCGTTTTCTATCTTATATATTATACCATTAGATGCTGAAGTCATCAAATTGTCGATTGTACCGTCAGAATCTTCGTATCTAGCAAAGTCATAAGAAGTAGGGATAGTATACTTAGACCAAGAGTTACCTCCTAAGAGACTAGAGTAAACGTAAGTTGTCTCTGGCTTGTCATCGTTACCAGTATCTATAGATATATAGAAGTTTGTAAGCTCCTTGATGTAAGTACCACAATTAGAATTGTAATGATTAGGATTGACCTGTATAAATGACTTTCTTAGGTTGTCAGTCATAGGCTTACTCTCTAGTGCAGAAGCTCCTATTTGAGCAGACTTCTGACTTAACGTGTCTACACCTATACCGTTGTAGTAAAGTATTCCGTTTCCTACATTCTTTGCACACCTATGAGAGAACCCTCCGTTCTGAGAATCTATAGCCTGTGTTACGTCAGTAGATCCAAACACATCTAGATAGTAAGACTTTTCATTCTTAAAGCAGATCATAAGGTTACCTACTGGGAACAAAACATTTATTGACCCTTCCTCGTCAGCACCTACCTTTATACTATCTGCATATGCAGAAAGGTTTGCAGGATAAGGAGATGTGTAAGATACAGTACTAGGGTTGTCAGGATCTCCAGCTATAAATGCTATACCAGAAAGATAAGATAGATACTTACCTTTTATAGCGACATCTGTACTAATAACCTTACCATTCCATGTCTTATAACCATCCACACCATTAACACCGTAGATAACATCCTTATAAGAGATAAAGCTCCACCTTGTTCTGTTTGTTGTAGATCCTGTCTCAAACTCTGACAGTCCAGAGTCTATTTGCTCCCAGCAGCTAGCCGCTACATTCCACAAGAACATGTTAGTACCAGCTGTACAGATTGTTACTGTCTCACCTGTTGTCTCATTCTTGTAAGAATAAAGGCTAGAAACTGGCTTAGTGTAAGTAGAGGCGTATGATCTAATGTCATCTATAATAAAATCTGTATACCCAGCGTATCCTGCAGATGTAGTAACTTCTACCTCAAAGAAGTCTATAGCCGTGTCTGTTACGGTTCCTGTAGTACTTGCATCGGCATAGTTTAGCTTAATAAAGCTATTAGTGTTTGCTGTAGGGTTTGTAATAGTCCACATATAGAAGTTAGAGGCGTCGTTACCTAGTCTAACTCTTATGCTTGTAAGGTTAGTTGTATAACCTGTAGGAAACTTAACCCATAGACCTAGATAACCTTTTGTAGAACTTATATCTACAGTAGATGATCCTGTATAAGTAAGCTTACCTACGCCAGAGCTGTATGCAGACATGTCAAAGTTAAGAGCTCCAGCTCCTCTTATTTCATTAGTAGTGTCTAGAGTCAGGTTGCTAGCATCTCCTGACGCAGCCCAGTCTGTAGTAGCCTCACATGTATTAATAGAAATAGCAGCGTCTGGCACTGTTGACCATTGTGTATAACCCCTTCTAGACTTTAGTCTAAAATCAGAGTCATAAAACATGTTAGTAGAAGACACTAACTCGTTGTCTTTTATCTTAGTATTGTCTAATAGACTAAGACCACCTGTAAAATCCTCTTGATTAAAGATTGTCATCTTGAGTAGTTAAATGTTACTGACGAGTCGTCTATTTGGTAGTTTGAAACAGTATTTATTTGCATCTCGTAATCCCTAAGCCTTAACTCTCCTCTCTGATCATTGGGTAGGTATGTAGAGAATCCAAGGTAAGCAGCGTATTTAACTATTGCTTTGTCAAATCTTGCTGGCAACTCTGAATTAACCACAGACGTAAGATCTGGTAGTTGTTTCCTGTAATATATAGTAACTGTAGAGTTAGGAACCTTGTCTAATCCAATTTTTCCTCCATAAAGGTAATATTTAGAAGGAGAACCTACTGCAGTAAGATCAATATTTCTATCTACCATTTCTAATTTGTCTCCTCTCTCCAAAGTAACGTCTCCAGCCTTTACAAGATTAACAGTAATAAAGTCACTAGGAACGTCAGCTTCGTTGTTACTAAAGCTAAGTACAGCAGATGCTTGGTTTTGACTCCAATCAAAGTTACCATCTTTTTGTACTTGAAAATATGCTTGATTAATAAACTCAGTCACAACGTCAGAGGTCCACAACTTAAAGCTCTTGTTTATTCTCACATCGTTGTTGAATTTAGAAAGTAATGTATCTAAAGTACTCATTTTTGTGTTTTAATATATATATTATACAATCATTTAGCTTGTTTTAACAGGTTTGTCCGAACAAGGCTTCTGACCTGGTTTTATTTTCTTTATCATATTTATTTGTTAACGCCATTGTAGCCACGTGCCATGGACACGTTGCTGCTTGTCATTGGCAAATGTAATTTTATATTTGATACTTGTCCCAGAAGGCTGTGATGACACATCTATATCACCAGTTGTAAGAACCTCTACATTGCTGTCAAAGTCTGCATCCTTAGTCAAAGTTGCTTGAGTGTATGTAGTCCCTCCGTCTCTACTTACATTAAGGATAAAGTCTGTGTTAAGAGTTACGGTCTCCAATGGTTGATGTAGCAACACTGCTCTCAAATAAGACGGCTCTGAATCAGCTGTAGTTGATGTAGATACAATATCTCCACTAGTAGCATTAGAAGCAAGGCCAACATGGACAGACGGTGTATTTGAGAAAGCGGTTAGGCCTTGATTGGTTGTATTTGATGTATACACAGTAGAGGTGTAGTAAAGATTAATACCTCCAGAAGCCCACCTATGCCAATTTGAACTTCCTACTGAAGATATACCAACCATGTCTGTAGAGGCGTTTAAGGTAGCAGGTGTTGAGAGTGTAAATGTCACTCTATCTCCATCGTTTCCAGTTACTGAGGTAGAGCCTACGTGTGTTAAATCCCAGTTAGAACCATTTGGTACTGCTGTTAGAAAATTAACAGTGAGGTTGCTGCTGTTACCAGAACCTATAAAGTATTTTATTTCAGAAACGGAAACACTACCGCTTAAACCTAAATCAGAAAGCTTTACAAAGTATGTTTGAGATGAGGTTGAGCTTGGTACATCAGTTTCCTCAAAACTTGCTGGAGCTTGTGTTGCTGAAGCTTCAGATGAGTAATAATCTCCACTTGCAGCATATGCAAGCCCTGAAGATGCTACTCCTGTTTGATCCTCATACTCGTCAGCTATTCCATCAATCATATCTAATATAGTCCATCCTGCATCTACAGAATCTCTTAATGTATTAATAGCAAGCATGTTTTCAAGTAAATCAATTCTTGCGATTGTTTCCGCACTTGCACCTCCTGAAGGTTGTTGATTTTCCCAAAGTCCGCTTGTTGAGTTATATGTAACAACATCGCCATCTGCCAAAGTTCCAAAACTAACATCATGGCAATCTTTAAGATCCTCACCAATATCTATGTTTAATTCAATAGTTCCTGTAGTCGCATTAGATACAGTAACAATCCCTAAAAATATTGCGTGTACTGGAGGGCTTGGCTTTACGTTAGTAATTTGGCCTGGTGTTTGAGAAAGAAATACATGATCCCCAACACTAAATGCAGAAGTATCTAACTCTCTAGCAAGTCCAGAAGTAGCTACATAGCCATTAAGATTATCAGATATATCAGCAAGAACTATTCCTATAGTACTATCTGCTTGTGATTCAATGTCTGCATCAGCTAGTGCTATTGTAGGCCTTTGTCCTTGTGCTCCGTTTATATAGACAACACTTCCTTTGCTTATAGTTGATCCTGTTTGGTTGTTAACTCTAACTACTTGCTGTTGTCCTAAAACTACCTGTATATCTGCTGCCTCTGTGTCCATCTGTAAAGCCTTGTAGTCATCATTCCAGTGCAATGACCCCTCACTATGCACATGAGTAGGGTTTAGATCAAATTGCAGGTTTCCAATAGTAAGAATGTCACCTGAAGAGTTATAGGTAAAGTTTGCACTATCAGTTACACCATTAGAACTTTCAAATAAAACTCTTCCGCTGTTATACGTTGCGATAGTATCTGATATGTCAGTAAATGACATGTCATCAATTGAATCCAGTGCGAGCTGAACATTTAAATCACTAGAGCTTAATATATTACTAAAGCTACCTATGTTTGTATTTACATCTGCAGCACTGGGCGAAGTGCCCAGCTTTTTGATGATTGGATAATTATTAGACATTATAGATCTTGTTTAAGTGCTATTACCTTAGGTAGATTTTCAAGAACCTCTCCAGCACTACCATTAGGGTTAGTCTCGCCTACAACTGGCTTTTGCCATACAGCATTTCCTATGGCATCGAAGTCGCGAGCTATGTAGGCCTTTGAAGGGTCTAGTTGGATTGAGTTAGAAGCAGCAGCAATCACAGTGTCATCATCATCCCTACGAATGTAAGCCCCTGATATCTTAACGGGCGAAGACGATGTGTTATTTAGCTTTAGATCAAGAACACTTGTAACAACAACGTAATTAAACGCATCATCTGGCAATATCGCACAAAATAAGTTAGCAATACCCTGAGATGTAAATTCATTGTATTTAAACCAAGCATATAGCCTTTGTATTGTTGTTTCTCCGTCAGCATCTGATACATCTATCTCAACATTAGGATAATCAGCAGAATATTCAGTAACAGTTGATCCATCGATTGCATTTGCAATATAGACACTGTCATCTGTTTGGTTGGCTAGTACAGACCATCCAGACGCTCCAGCAATAGTGTTTACCTCAAGACAGTTCTTTGCCGTAACCCCACTAACATATGCAAATCTAATTCTTACATTATCACCACTGCTGAAATCTCCACCTTCATTGTATGTAGCTACATATGAAGTACCCGCAACTACATTGTTGTACACCTCAGTCGATGTTGTTGTGTTATAGATTTGTATACGAGACCCTGCAGTAATGTTTGTTATAGAAATATCTTTCTGATTATTTACTGTAATGTTTGGGCCTGTGTTAGTGCTTACGGATGCACCGTTTATCAGTGTAAGCGTAATTGAACCGCCAGAACTATTTGTAACCTCGTTTAATGAACCTCCATCTATTGTGTAAGTACCAGCAGTATTGAAGTCTATTGAGTTGCCAGAAGTAACAGTAACATTAGTAAGAGTTGTACCTGCTCCTGATTGGTAATTAACATCGCAATCAAAAGTACCTCCATTCAATAATGCTCCATTAGTTGTAGTGACAGATCTACTTCCAGTCGATAGAGCTCCTCCCGTATAAGTTGAAGCCTTAATAGTTGCTACAGTTCCAGTCAAGTCTCTTACAGATGAGGCTGTAGCATCAATAACTAAGCTTGTTGCACTTTGATCAAGATCAACTTGGTTTCCCTGCCTTCCTAGTATCAAACTAGTTTCTCCTGCGTAATTATCATAGAATTCAGACTTAAATGCGTCGTATACTTTTTGTGCAGTTCCTAGTTCAGTGTATGCATCTACTGTAGTTTTATTAGTTTCAGTCAATACTAGATCTGTAATCAACACCTGCTCTTGGTTAAGAGTTGATACACCCTTCAGCTCTATGTTAGTAGATCCTATATCGTGGTTATAACTAACACTATTAAATGTAAATATGTCAGTAGAATTATTAGCATTTCCTCTGTAGTCAACAAGGCTGTATACGGGGTTACCGCTAGGGTTAGTGCTGTAATGAACTGAGAGAAGTACTGAATTAGCTACGCTAGACAGATCAATTACCCCTAGAGCGCTTGAAACGCCCGTATAAACCCTGTCTGAAGTGTAGCTGACGTTAGTACCAACTTGGTTAGCCGCAAGCCTTGAGCCGTTATCTGTGTCGACCATATGAAGCTTTGCATTCTGTATAGCAGTACCTGTTTCATCTTCGTAATTAAATATCAATCCTTTTCTACTTTCTACTAAATATGTTTGCTGCGACGATGAAGATGTGCTTTGTGCTGTAACTGTTATGTTTGAACCCAGATTTGTGTTGAGTAGCCTTACCCATGTGTTACTTTTACCTCCCACATCCCTTGTATTTCCCTTACCTGCTATTAAATCGCTAAAATCATAAAAACTTGAGGCTGTACTTTGATTAGACATGTCTATTGCACTACCTGAAGATATAGGCTCATAACCACTGAATGAGGTTGGCTTTCCTATCATTAGCAATATCCCGAACTTATTAACAAATCCGTCAATAATTTGGTCGCTTGTTTGCATCCTAATGTAAGCCTCTGGCCTGCTTGATTGTAACTTACTTGGTACAGATACAAACATAGCTTCTTTAGAATACGTTCTAAACTCTGATCCAGGGCGTGGTAATATTAACCCAACACTCTGAATCTCTCCTCCGTACCAATCAAGTCGTGAGTTATTTTCAAGCTTTAAGTTTGCCCAAGCATCTGCCACTGTAAAGTTTGCGCTAGGTGAATCATTTGAAAATACTAGTCCAGGACCGCTTGAATAGATTGTAAATCCTCCAACTACCTTTGCCTTTCCTAGCTGTAAACGCCCACCCCCATCAACTATTAGTGTATTAACATTGCTGGCAGGAGTTACACCACAAATCAATTGTTCTACGTCACTATCAATCGTCAGATCTCCTGTGCTAGATATAACTATTCTAGTCGATTCATTTACTGTATATACGATTTTACCTCCCGCATCCGCATAATCTACCTCTGCAAGACCTCTAAGTCCTAGCAAATCTCCCTCAGTACCAGATAAAGTCAAAACATTAGATGACACAGACCAGTTAGCACTTGGGTTCAATCCATCACCTCTTACAAGAGTTCCCGTACCTGTTATGTTTGTAGTTGTGAGCTTAGCGTTGTTAATTCCTATAATTGTAGTTGACCCAGTTCCAGTAGTTTCAATTTCAGTAGGTATAAATCCGTCAATAGTAAAACTAGTTACGGTGTCTGTGTCTACAACAAATTTCTTTTCCGCATCTACAGTATAAGTTGTTCCGTTAGTTACATTTATTATACCCGCATCAACTATTATAAATGACCCGTCAGTCTCTAATAATGTAGGGGTAGGTGTACCATTAAGAAGGTTAACTGTAACCGTATTCCCTGATACGTTCTCAATAACTGGAACAATACCTCCATCAATAGTGTAAACAGTTCCTGAGCCGTCAAATACAATCTTGTCATCCTGAGGATTAACTATAGTCTGATCTGCAGTTACACGCTTAGTATTGTTTACTACTACTATTGAGCCGCCACCTGTATAAGTAGCTGTTGTTGTCTCTACTTCACCAGGAGTAGATGTATATTTAATAACCGTTCCATTGGTATCTTCGACTGTAAGTGTGCCTGTTCCTACGAATTGGATAGAAATATCCTCTAAGTTATCATCAGCATTGAATGTAATATCATCAATAAAAAGCCTATAGTTAGTTGCGTCTGTGGCCTGAATAATACGAATAGCACAGTTTGTATTCTCGTAAGTATTACCAATCAAAGCGTCAAGTGCTGCTTGTTGGTTGGCAACCGTATCTGCTGCTATGGTCACGTCTGCAAAAACTGTTCTTTCAAATATTTCTCTGGATTGTGCTTGTGTCAAAGAAACGTTATTGAACATGCCGAGGTAATTACAGTTTTTGGCTGTTGTTTGACTTTGGAGTGTCGTCCCTGTAAATGATTGAAGAGATTCACTTGAATTACCAATTGTAATATCACCACTGTGACCAGGGAAAGAATCGGTCCCAGTCAACTCTCTTATGCCTTGAAGTACACCGTTTATATAAAATAGGATTCTATTTCCTGATCCTGCATGATTAGAATGATGCTCCCAGACACCCACTAAAAAATAAGGTCGATTTGCCTGCGCTAGACTGAGTGACTGTAAAATCAAAAATGGTTGCCCAGAGTCAGCTGCTTGGAAAGTTGTTAGGGCACCACCCATAAATGCAAAGTTGTTTACACCCCCTCCCTGTTCATAAATACATGTGGCATTCTCAATAAAATCCTGCTTAAACCACAGCATTAAGCTTCTTACTCCATTATTATAATCAAATGAGCTTGTGCCGTTACCACCAGTTTGTCCATTATTAATATCCGCTCTATTATCAAAAACCCCACCGTCAGTTGAATTAGTAGTGCTTGCGGCAGTCTCCAACGAATGTGTTACTCCCTCACAAACGGGGTCGGTTTGAAAAGTGTACGTACCACCCGATATATTTGTTGGGTCTACACTATCACCTTTATCATCGGTCGTTAGAGTCCCTTCATTGTTGAGCGTGAAGAGATGTGTGGCCCCCAGCCCTTGCAAATATGAAATTATTGCCATTATGAGTAGGTTAGTGATTGTCTATTGTCCCATACGTTGTCATAGTTTTGGTTTCCATCTGCATATGTGATTATACCATCAATAAACGAATACCGCGATATTCTCCATACTGTTGCAGATGTTGCAGATCCTGGAACTGCCTTACCTGTGTATAGATATTGCTTGTTAGCAGAGTCATATTCACTTCTTGTGACAGTATATATTGATCCTCCTAAATCTTGTGCCCTGTAAGGCGTTACAATAGCCTCAGTAGTGCTTATCGCCTCAAGTATAGGGTTTGAGTAGATATTAGACTCTGTAGTTGTTATAAGGCCAGCTGTTGCGTCTGACACATAGTATTCTTCACCAGATACTAGCCCCGATAGACCTGTAACCTTACCAGACAAAGTTACTTTAAACGTGTCAGCATCTGTTACTGTGCTAACAAGACCTTTACCTATCGTGTCTATATTGTCTGCTCTTGCTTTTTGCCAATCAGTACCATCAAAATATACTGCTTCTTGTACACTTAGCCCGTGTCCCACTTGTGATACGTCAATAACAACAGAATCACCGCTTCCTCCGACAGTTACACTGTCATTAACCCAAACAGAACCGTTGTACTTCAAGAACTGCCCATTTAATGGACTAGTTAGAGTTACATCGGTTAGATTTGCAAGGGATTGTTTACGTCCTCGTACTGGCATTAGCTATAGATTACAATTCTCATAGTTTGCGAAGCGCTTGGGCTCTGAAACCTGAGAACTGTTCCCGCTGCTAGATCTAAGTTTTGCCGCCAATACATTTCATTGTCTTGGACTGGAATATAGCTAGTTGCTGAGTCACCAGCTCCTCCTCCTATATTCAACTTAAAATCTGCTGTGGAATCTATGTCTAATCTCATTTCTAAGCTTTTGGCCGCGCTTGGCAATGTGTAAGTGTATTCTGTGTCGGCCGAAGACATTGATACACTAGCGTATGTTGGCGCACTAGAAGTAATAAGCTGACTTGCGTCTACTCCTGATGCAGTTATTGTTGTACCCTCATAAGAGTTACAGAATCCTGGCTGAACGTATACGCTAACGTTACTACCGTCTTTACTGATAAGGTTTAAGTTAGTTAGAGATATATTTCTCCCTAAATAAGCATATCCTACGTCTAAAGGTTGCCCTTCAGTCGCAGTTGGTGTGTTTCCATCCTCTTGAAACACTATATCACCACTTATTGGAACTATGTCTATACCATTTGCCTTATTTATATCAAAACCAGCAAACTTTAATGACGTTCCAGCAGCTGTGTTGATCAAATCCCATATATTCCCAGAAGTTGCCGTCACGGTGATCATAGAACCCGCAATGTTTTGATGTTTTAAATTAAGCATCTTTCTTTTTAGATTTTCTAACTACTTTCTTTACTACTTTCTTGATAACTGTCTCTTTCTCCTCTTTCTTGTACTCAAACTTACCAATGTCTGCAATCTCATTACCCTCCTTGTCACACACTTTGTAGTGATCATTAGGGTCTAACGAACTTGCATCTACTAAAACTCCGTCTGAAACTCTTTTATATAAAATCATAATGTTTTTGTTAATAACCAACCCCTAACTCCCGAAGGAGCTAGAGGGTTAGCGATTAAGAATCCATCTTTACCTTGATGTTTACCATGCTCTCTCGTCCATCCTTGAAACTCTTAATTCCGTAAAGGATAGTAGAAACGATAAACTTACCATTTCTCTTAGGTGCTTGGTTGATAAGCATTGAAGGGTTTGATTGTACAACAACTGTAATACAGTCTTGTATACCAGCGATAAAGTGAGTAATCGCTTTGTCAGAATCCCATCCGTCTGAACCTGCAGTTAGAGAAGCAGATACAGCTAGCTCAGGAATACCCTTACCGAATACTGTTAGTCTGTTGTTTGTGTCGTCGTTAGTAGCAACGATGTTTCTTAGCTTAAGTTGATCAGCTGCAGATACTGCAACGTACTCTCCAGAAGAAGAAGTAGCTCCAGAAGCGTTCAATACAGTTGCGATCAATCCTCTAGAAGTGTCTGCATCAGCAGCAACGTCGATTTCTCCAGCTCCAGATGGTGCTGCAGCAGCAGTTAGAACAACTCCATTAACTGTTAGAGTGTCTCCAGCCGTCCAGTTAGTTGCGAAGTCTAGAGTTTGAGATCCTGTAAGGTTGTTAGATACGAATACTCGGAATCCATTAACCTTTCCAACGAATCCATTCTTGTAGATTACGTCTCCCATAGTAGTCTCCCTAGAGATACCATATTGGTAAGCAACGTCCTCTCCTGATGGTGAGATAACCATGAATGCGTTCTCGAATCCAATGTTCTTCTTTCTTAGAGACTTCTTAGCTCCTCCGATAACCTCTGGGAAAGTAGTAGTTGTCAAAGCAATACCATCTCCAGCAGTTCCTCCAGTTACATCTCCTCCGTCTAGTACAGAGTCAGCGTTTCTAACCTCTGATAGAACGTCAGCATCCAACTGGTTAGAAATTTTCCTAGATACTAGGTTTCCAAACTTTTGAATGTCGTCGAAAGCAGATTGTAGCTTGTCGAACTTGTCAATGTAGAAAAGATCTCCGAACTCCTTGTCTACAGAAAGTGTCTCCTCGTTAGAGTTTACAGCTTGCTCAGTCAAGTCAGAACCTCTTGTGTAGTCCTGAATAGTGTTCTCAGTGTAGTAAGGTCGTGTTAAAGTTTTACCTCTTGTTAGATCAGGAAGGAACTTGTTAGAAGTGATACCCATAGATACATTCACCTTAGTGAAGATCTCTTGCATCTCCTTAGCCCAAATTTTTCTGAAACTTGCCGCAAGATTATTAGCCATTTTATTTAAATTAATTGATTTATATGTCCCACCAATTAATTACGTGATACTACTTACCCTTCTACAGTAAAGTTTATTCCTCCTCCGCTGTTTGAATTAGACTTAATAAGTTGATTGTATTCATCATTATTATTGAAATCTATTTCATCCACATTAGAATACTTCTTTGTATCAGGGCTTCTGCCAATAATACCCCTAGATTTAGCCTCTTCGATCTTTGCAAGATCTCCTAGAGAGTTTTCTTCAGCTACCATGTGAGGTCGCTTTCCAGCGTTCTCAGGTAACTTCATAAGGTTTTTTAAAACCTTTGAATGCTCACCTAGGTTGAGAGACTTAATCTCCTCTTCGTCTTTAATCTCCTGTTTAACGTTCTCGATCTCTTGACGAAGTCTAGTGTTCGTTGCAATGTCTAGCCTTTCATACTCATCAGTAAGGTTTGTGTCGTTCTGTGGAACTTCTTCCTGTACTTGAGCTTGTTGATTAGCCTTATATTGCTCTAACTCAGCCTTAAGGGCCTTGTTCTCATCTATTAAAGGATTAACTCCCTTTCTTAAGTTTCTGTTTTCTGCCTCAAGATTAGATAGCCTATCCTCGTTCGATGGTGTCGGATTAGCATTATTGTCTTGCGGCATAGACTCGTTTGCAGCTTCTCCAGAAATATCTGGAACAAACATGTCATTTGCTTGGCTTTCAATATTAGCGTCCATATTATTGGGTTATATTATTGCCTGCTAGTTAAGCAGATGCTGCCCATAAGGCTGGTGGGAAACCTTACAGACAACGTCCGCCCAACTAGCAAGTTGTTAGAACTCCTCGATTTTAAATTTTTCTAGTAATTCGCTATATGCATTGTAGTTGGCCTGAGCCTTTAGCATCTCTACATGGTCAGTAGCTGACTTCAATGCGCTTAAATGTACATTCTTTACTTCCTCACAGTATTCTAGAACATGTTGGAACCCTACATCGGATTGAAGCTTTACAAGACTGCTTCGCACCTCTTCCCACTCCATCGTAGCCTTCTTTAGTTCAGCATCCATACTATTGAGTTAATTCTTCTTGACCTCCAGCAACCTGTGCAGTCAGATTAGCAGCCCTGTCCTCAGTATCTGGAACCTCTGGAACGTCTTGAGGCTTAGCAGCAGCTTCAGGAGTTCCTTGCTCCTCTTGCTTGCTACTTCCTAGTATGTCATCAACATCTAGCCTCTCATACGTGTCTAGAAGTCCTCTAGCGATCTTCTTAACAGCATCAGCATCTACAACACCTAACTGGAGTAACTGAGTCATCTGGTTAAGTAGTGCAATACCGTTTTCTCTTCTCTTATCAGCGTCATCGAATGCAGAAGAGTTAGCTTCGATCTTAATAGAGTATCTAGTAATAGCATCTCTCATTGATTCCTTGTTTATATCCCAAAACTCAGAAGATCCTTGTTTCTTGATAACTAGATTGCTCTTAAGGTTTTCGAATGTTGTCTTAAGTAGCTTGTAACCTACCTTAGAAATAGCGCTCATAGTGTTGTCTGCTACTAGCTGTATTACCGAGTTAGCATCAAATGCGCTTATTCTTGCTCCTGTAGCTGTATCTGTAAGAGCTGAGCTAGATCTAGGAGTATTAGGATTAACTAGGAAAGTACCGCTGTCTATTTGCCTTTCTAAATCGTTCTGCTCATTAAAGTACTCTGCTGGTAGTGGTTTAAAGTCGAACTCGTATATATGATCTCTTAGAGCTTGTACATTCTTTACCTTGATTATCTTTCCCCCAGTATTAAGGTTAAGCTTCTCAGGAGGTACCCCCAAAGCATCATCAATAGCAAAAGAACGGAAAAGCGATAGATTAACTGCATCCGCATAGGCTTGTTTTTTAAAGTTTAACTCGTCTTGTAGTGACATAATTCTTTCTACTAGACCAGTACCATAAAACCCTTCTGGGTTCTCAAAGCAGTGTAAGGCTACAAAAGGTATATCTAGTATTTCTTCAAATCCTATAACAACCTGATTGTTTACAATTGTAATCTTGTACATATCCTCCTTACCATCTACTTCAAAGTAACCGTAGTAGCAAAGAACCTCGAAGTTATTCTTGTTTATCCTGTTCTTAACTGGAGGTACATTAATACCAAGGATTGTCTTAATCCTTTCGTTGTACGTGTCGTCTGACATGTTGCCGTCCTCATTAGTAACTGCACTGATCTTCTCTATCTTATCTAGGTTGAAGTAAGACTTGTTCTTTCTTAGCTCTGACAATCTTACAGACTCTCTAAGCTCTATAATACCTGGCATGTCTTTAATCTCCTTGTATCTAGCATCTAAGTAGATATCTTTCCAAGGAGTAACCTTAAGAGTAGGATATTCACCTACAATCTTCTCTACAACGTTACCAGCTCTATTTCTTTGCTTTTCTACATCGTACTTGTACTCAACCTTTGCAATTGCAGTACCGTACACAAGCATGTTCTTAGCCCAGTGCCTAATCTTATCTCTAAGATCATACTCATCAAATAAGTATGTAAGGTAAGCCTGTGCTTGATTAGCCATCTCAGAAGTAAACTCTCTTTCCTCTGTTTGTATCTTTAAAAGCTCCATCTCCGCTTCCTCGAACTCTATTTCTCCGTTTTCTAGCCTTTCCTTTAGTTCGTTCTTTCTTTTGTCAAAATCCCCCACACCAAAACTGTCAGTATTTCTAGACAAGATAAACCTAGGATTCTTTGCGATGATCCTAGGTAACCACTTCTCTACTGCCTCTGAAGCTTTGTTTATAATAAACTGAATCTTGCCACCAGCTGTCTTACTATCTTTGTAAGTATCGTAAGCCTCGAACACATCAGTCATTCGAGTCCTATAAGGTTGTGATTGGTCCTTTAGAAAGCTAAAAGTGCTAGACACTACTTCTATCATCTCTTGTTGCAATGCTAAAGGAATTCTTTGCTTGTTGGCCATAATGATTTGTTTTTGCTATTAGTATTATAGCATCAAACAAGCTCAAGGCAAATTTTTTACATTTTTTCTTAGTTCACGACCGTTTTTGTATGCTCAGGGTTGTAAATACTAGAGTTCCACTTCTTTTTTGTATAGAAATACTTAGTATGCCTCTTTTTTGGTACATGAAACGTTGTATTTGTATCAATATCTATATTATCTACCCTGTATTTATAGTTTCTCCTAATTAGATCTCTCAAGTATGGATCAAGCGGCTGAGGATTGATTCTCTCTGGCTTATACTCCTTAACATGAGCAACAACCTCTTTTTCTTTAAATGCCTCTTGTGGCTCAACCTCTACAGTTCTTTCTATAGCTATCTTCTTGTTAGCTTGTATCTGCATCTTTGTATACTCTTGTATTGTTAGAAACTCTGTAATCATGATAGTCTAGCGTTAATAATATCTACATATTTCTCTTAATGATTAGATATCATAATCATAAATGTTAGTATTACTGAAAATATAAATAATCCATTTAAAATCTCATATGTTTCTGGCTTCATTCTAATTTGCTATTTCTTATTCTGTATATTAATCATGTATTAATTATATATAAAGATCAAGTTGTTTTATGTATTTTCTACCTGTGTTCTTGGATCATCTTTGATTCAGCCTCTGCGATTCTCGCCTCCCCGATCTTGACATACTCCTCCTCTCGCTCTATTCCTATAAAGTCACGCCCTGTATTCACACAAGCTACACCAGTTGTAAAACTTCCTGCAAACGGGTCAAGTACTACACCCCCCGTAGGTGTCTTGGTTAGTGTACATAGGTATTCCATTAGCTTGAGGGGCTTAACTGTCGGATGTCCGTTGCCTTCTCCTCGTTCTTTCTTACTCGCTTTAGCACAATAAAAGAATCTTGAAGGCTCTCCAAGCATCTCTCCTGCTTCCTCGTCTAGTATGATGTTAGCTGGAAATCTCTTGCTTTCTCCCTCTCCGATTCTTGCCCCTTCAATGTTTAGTCCTGATACACCATGCTTTAATGCGTTATTAGCATACGTACCATCATTTGGCTTAACTGCTACTAGTATAGGCTCATAAGCTGGCTTAAGTCCGTGTGACTTCCAACCTTCCCATAGTTGAGCTTCTGGTGTTGCTGCTTTGGTGATGTCTCTATCTACAAATTTTGTACTTCCGTCTGTGTTCCACCCGCTCATTGCATTCTCTTGCTTACCCACAACCTCCCTTTCTGCCTCCTCTATATAAGTATCCCACTCATCGCCAAAAGCAAATAACTCTTTAAGCTTTAAGTAGTGTTCCTTCCTTGGAATTGAATTATTGCTTTGTGATAGTGCAAAGAAGTGAAATGCACCTTCCTTCAATCCAAGAATCTCATCTAGTTGATTATTTGTATAATCTCCTTTGTTCGCACGCAAGAACTTTGTAAACTCTAATTGTTTATCAAAACCCCTACCCTGCACTTTATCCAACTGCTTACTTATATCAGTAGCCTTCGGAAACCCACTGCCATATAGCCACATAATACAATCTTTCAATTCAAACCCTGCATCCTCTACATTAACCGCCATACGGTGCTGTGTTCTACTACCAGCAAAGATCAAAGCTGTTCCACCTGGCTTCAGTACCCTCAAGCACTCTTGCCATAGTTCTACGCTAGGAACATCATAATCCCATTTCTTACCCATAAAGCTAAGTCCATAAGGAGGATCAGTTATCACTGTGTCTATGCTATTGTCGTCTAACTTCTTTAACTCATTAATAGAATCTCCGTGTATTATCATTTTATTTTATTATTTTTTTTGACATCTATACTTCTTCTTAAACATGTATGCTCCTATAGCTGCTCCTATTATACCGCCATAAAAAGCTCCATAAGCTCCAAAGGTTAATAGATAACCTACGAAATCGAATATAGCTACGAATATATCTCTAAAGTCCATCTTATTTTATTATATAGGCCTTCCGAACTTATCGTACTGTGTCTCATACTCTTCACCAAAGTAAGAACTAGCCATTGTTGACGTTCTCTCTGCAATAAGAGGGGATAGTTCAAATAACATCTGTATTGAGTCAGGTAAGTCATCGTGATTAGCTCTAGGGAATGATAAAAGCTGTCTTTCTAGCTCTCCTATGTACTCAGCACCTCTCTTGTGGAATATCTGCCCGTTTCTATACAAAGGCTCTAGCTTTCTTATCTTCTCTTTACTGTCCTTCCTTGCAGTCCCTTGTACAATGTCTTCTAGCCTACAGTATAGCCCCTCTCTATCTAAAGCATTCTGTAAAGGTATCTTAATAAACTTTTGGAAACCATTCTTCTCAATACCACAACTGATAGGGTTCCACTTCCTAATCATGTGCACGATCTCACTAATTAGCTCATGCTCTGCATACCTACCAAAGCTCATGTCTTCTATATATAGCAAGTCATCTACAAACCTACCTACAGCAATACTAGTAAAGTCAGTATCGTAACCAACAGCGTCAGAACTCGCAGGATCAACGGCAATATAGATCTGTCCGTCTTTTGCATTGTCGAAGTACCTGAACCACTCCTTAAAGAATATTCTATTGTCGTCTGATATGGGTCTTTGTTGATACTGTGTGCTCCATACAAGTGGGGATGTGTCTCTCTTAATCTGCTCATACTTAGAAAGATTAAAATGTTTATTATTCATGAGTGCTTCTCCAGCTACTCTTTTCTCATCACTAATCTCTGCAATTGCAGGGTATTCTAGTACCTTCCACTCCTTGGCAGTGTCTCTACTCATAAGTAGCCCTGGCAAGTCCTCTTCATGTGTTCTTTGTGCAATACATATAAGTGCTCCTGTATCTGGATCATCTAAACGAGAGGGGATAGTGTTTAAATACCAGTTATTAGTTTTTATACGCTTAACATCGCTTTCAGCATCTGCAGGCTTTAACATGTCATCCATTATGATGAGATCAAATCCCGTTCCTGTAATACGTCCATCTACTGAAGTAGCTAGGTAACAACCTCCAGCCTCTAGCTTCCAATATGTCTTAGTGTCTTGATCTTCTCTACATGGTGATCTTCTAGGGAATACCATAGAAAAAGCTTTAGACTTGTATAAGTCTTTAGCTTCTTGCGAGAACTTCTCTGTAAGAGCCTGCGAATAACCCACAACAGCAATAGAAGTACTAGGATCTTTACCTAGCCTCCAAATAGCATACATAATCGTAGTCATCATAGTCTTACCAGATCTAGGAGGTACATTGATTATAATACGCCTACTACCACCCTTCTGTATCTCCTCGAGAGTAGAAGCTATCTCCTCATAATGCCAGCTAGTTTGAAACTCCTTTTTAACTGCATGCTTAAACATATGTTGTATGAAAGCGATGATATTAGTTCTCTCCTTAGCATAGTGTTTCTCGAGAGCTATTATCTTCTTTGCCTTCTCTAGGTTTGCATTACTCATAGGCTGATTCTTCTATTTCTTTTTTCCATTGCTCTATGTTCATCTCCATAACCTTCTCTGTAAGCTCGTCCCCTAATGAGAAAGGATATGTCTCCATAATCTCATACAAGTCTTTTAGATCTATTTTCATTTTGTTTTTGTTATTAGTATATCTCATCGATTACATCATCAAAGTCATTAAGCTCTCCTTCATCTATAAGGCTTAAGTACTCATCTACACTTCTAACGTTTACATCTGCATCGATAGTCTTCTTAGTATTAAACTCGTCACTCTTTTTGTTTTTGAGGAACTCCATAGCTAATCTAGGATCGTCTTCCAGCTTATTAACCACTGATAGTCTAGCTTTCCTGATAGGATTGCTTTTCAATGTCTCTTTTCTGTCGATAAACTCAGGATGTGCTTGTTGGTACTTATATAACGTACTTTTGTCAATATCCGCATTTAAACATGCTTCTATATCAGTACACCCCCATGAAAATGCTTCTTCTAATTTATCGATTGTCTCCTGTGTCATAACACTTGGTCTTCCTACTGGATTACTCATTTTGTTTTTATTATATGTTTTGATTATACATCTATACTTTCATTTGGCAAAGGTATAAATATACTGAGGTCTGTGCTTGCCCATCTCCTTATGTTAGAGCAATAGTCTTCGAATGTTTTTGTATCCATACCCTTTGTCTCTTTCATTACCTTTAGACCATTGTCATCTTCCCACGAGCCTATAAACTTCTCTTTGAGTGAATAATGCATCTCTTCTGCAGTATATCCTAACTCATCAGATAATATCTTGACGATAACCCCCCAGTAATAGCTATTCTCATTAAGACTTCTTGTCTTGTAGCTTTTAGTTATCTCAAGCTTGTAGTCTCCGTCTTCTTGCTTTCTAGACCACTTTTCTATCTCGAATAAGTCTAAATCAATTTGCCCGTCCTTGATATTAGTCTTAATCTTCATTATTTCTTAGTTATTCTTTTAGTGTAGCTTTCTACATTCTTTTTCAATAACCTTTCTACTATCTCAGCTAGGTAGAGCATGTAATATTTCTCTGTTCCTAGGTTCTCTGCATACAATACTAGCTTTTCTTCCATTATAGGAGTTCCATCTGGGTTGTACATAGGAGCTTCTTTACCGATATCCTTTACACCCTTAGCCTTTAGCTCTTTTCTCTTCTCCTCTGTAACTTCCTCATACTTCTGGACCAATCTTACATCGAATCTTTCCATAAAGTTCTCAAACATACCCTTGAAGTACCCGTCTAGTAGAGGCATCCATATCTTTTGCATCCTTACTAAGTGTTGATAGTACTTTTCATCATCCTTGTGCTTCTCTAGCAATTCTTTGAATGAATCCTCTGTACAGTGCACGATACTTCTTTTTTCTAGCTTTAGCTGGTGCTTCATAACTGCCTTAGCCTCTCTCTCTACCTTTTTAACAAACCTCTTCTCTGCAGCCTCTATTATCTTCCTGTCTTTAGGGTCTTTCTTCAATTCGTCTATTATGATCTCTGGAATCTCCTCAAATGCATCATCTAGTACATCTTTGTCACAAAGAACGTGCTCCCTAATCTCAGATACTGCTAAATCAAGATCTTCTTGCTTTATATCTATATTTTTACTCATTTTTTTTTGTTATTATACTTGTTCTGCCCTCATTAGCCTTACAGCCTTAGAAAAGTCTCCATACCTCTTCATTTTCTCCTGCCTCTTACTCTCTACATCCGATCTTATGTTTAATTCATCAATAAATGCATCTATGATATCAAGTAGATCACCAACCTCTGAAGCTACCTCGTCTATGTTGTCTGCCTCCATAACTTCCTGTGTTTCCTCTAAGATCTTAGAAAGGATTGCCTCAACATAATCGAAAGAATCGTAATGAGTAAACTCTACTCTTCTACCTTCTTTTTTTATTTCTGCAGGTATGCCATTCCTGACAAGTTTATCTATATTTTTCATTATGTATTTGTTTTAAATAGTCAACTTTGTACTCTTCTCTGTGTGCCTTTTCGTGACACTCTCTACACAAAGCTATAATGTTTTCCGCATCATTCGTACCACCTCTACTTAAGTATTCTATGTGGTGAAGGTCTACAGCTTGCTTGCCACAAACCTCACATAAGATTACATCTTGCTCTCCATAACCGTATGCTTTTAAGTAGTTCTTTACATGTGTTTTCATACTCCCCTACCCTACTGGGTGTTATATAGTATTTTTTACAATGGCTTGTGTAAGCCCTAAACGCTATCCCCTACTGAAGAGGGGAGGGGACTAGATAGATCTTATCTTATTTAAATGAGCTCTTACTCTGTTATAGATCTCTCTACACTTTTCGTCACATGTATATATGTTTTCCTGAGTTACGTGCATCTCTTCGTTACAGACTACGCACTTCTTTTTTCTTAATACCTTTCTTTCTAACGGCTCTATAAACTCAGAGCTTTTGTATACCTTTTTTTTTAACGACATGTTTATCAATTATTTTTTTTGCTTCATCGAACCCCTTTGCTACATACCCGTAAACTCCTTCGCATTTATTTAGCTCTTCTAGCCACTCTTTTTGCTCTGGACTTACTTTGCCCCCTTTAACTCTTTTTAACTCTATAAACACAATTGTGTTAGCTATAAGGCACATGTAGTCTGGTACTCCCTTACTTACACCTGCCTCTTTGTTCTTTCTCTTTTGATTCCAGCTTGTTGTAAACGTTTCATTACTTATATGAGTGTGCTTTATACTCAACAAATCTAGATATTCGTGTAACAACTTACTCTCCTCGTGTTCCGACAAGACCTTTTTTGTACTCAAACTTCCTGATGTGCTCTTCAAGCTGCTCATTTATTCTAATTATTGCCATTTCATAGTCTGGATCATAGTGTCCTAAAGCTTCATATTCATCTTGTAGCTTCTTACGAACCTTTGTGTATATATTACTCCTCATTACATGTATGAGTTAATTTCTGCTTCTTTCTTAGACTTGTTGCACTCGTAGCATGTCTTAAATCCTTTCATTAGAGATATTCTCTTAGTACAACCGTCTACCTCACAATCTTGCCATGACTGATTCTTTAAATAGGTATGTATTTCCTTGATCATCTCCTCAGTACTTAGCTCTTTATACTTTTTTTCCATTTCTCTTAGTGTTAGTTTTCTTTCTTATGTAAGTTCTCTTTTCTGTCTCTACTAGTTTCAAGTTAGCTTCGTCAAGCTCTCTATTTAGCTTGCGAAGCTCTCGCCTAGCTGTGTATAACTGAGTACTTATATGATTTAGCTCATGTCCCATCTTGATATTGTCATCTATTAAAGATGTGAACTTATACGCGACTGAAAAGCCTATCAAGCAAGTACCAACTATTATTAAAGCTATACCCATAATTATTCATTAATTTTACTTGGTTTCCATTCTTTGTTTTTGATTTTCTCTAAGAATGCTTTGTTTTTTTTATTTGCCTTTCTGTAATCATAATTCGATGAGATCAGCCCTGGTACTCTATCAGTGTATTTTTTAAGTCCTGGTCTTAAAGGGGTATCAGAACATGCTGGTATAGTCCACTCTCCACCGTTCTTTTGAATCATTCTTTTCTTTCTCATTGTATCCATTTTTTTCAATCCGTTATATAAGTGTCCGTTGACTGGGTTATCTCCTTCAATACGTCCAGTGTGTGATCTGAATGAATGTAGAGATTGCAGGTTCAAAGAATTATAATTACTCATGATTTTGTTTTAGTTTTTTTTCCTTCCCCCCTATAAGTAATATACACTGATTCTCATAACATTACTATAGAAGTGTCAAGCTCTAATATATACATAAAAAGAGGCTTTATAGCCCCTTCTTCCTAGTATTAGATTGCATATACTTAAGAGTTCTTTCCATCATTGCATTAGACCTCTCTTTAGCTTCATCTCTTTCTCTCTTGTGATTATCTAGATCACTCTGCCTTATGTTTTCTTTATCTAGTAATATGCCTAGTAACTTCTTTACTTTCTGTAAATCATCATAGACATCTTTGATAGTAGGATTATATTTTGTTTTCATGTGTTTGTTTTATTAACTAGTAGTAATTAATATTTATTAACTATTACTAACCAACAATAAGCATATATGTATATAGTAAGCCTAATTTCCTGAGGGAGAAGCTCTTACCTGAGTGTTAGCTCTTGGTTTGAGTTAAAAAAGAAAGGGAAAAAATTAATATTACAAATACACCGTACTATACAAAGCTAAGTAAGCCTTTTAGTAAGGTTTTTTTATAGTTCTAGTTTTCAATGTACACACTACTCACGTGTTGTAGTTCAGGAGAAACATTTCCGTCGGTCGAAGACTTCCGTCGTGCTTCTTAACTTGGCTCTAGGTTTCCCTAGCGTCAGTGACTGAGGCTTAAGTGCTGCCTTTATTCAGTTTAACTTGAGTACTTAGATAAACTAAGTAGATTGAGTATAGAGTAGTTTATTGACTATATCAATGATGTGACTATAGCCATGGTTAATATTATGTTGCGTACTAATATATAGTTGATATAATTATTAGCATATACAGGAGGGTCTTTAATGAAAAAGGGTGACGCTTTATGCGCTAATAGTAATGACAGATTAACAATATCTTTGCTAGAGGAGTCACCTAGTAAAGTAAAGATATCTGTCACTGCCAACAAAGTTACTAAGATATTAGAACTAAGTAGGCCTGATTTTAGAGAATTTTGTGAGTCATACGTTCTGGACAATACCCCAGATCCATTGAGTGCCAAAATCATTAGTGATTTTAATAAAAAGAGTAGGTTAATGTAGCTCTGCAGAGGGATTTTAAATAGTCCCTCTGTTTTTTTATGTATATCAGCAAGTGTTTTTTATTGTTTGTAAAGACGAAAGGCTTGCATGGTGATAAAGCACGTGCTAAATTATATACACGTTTTTGACAGGAGATTAACATGAACGTATTTATTAAACAGAAAAAATCAAATCTGTTCGAAGTGAATTTATATACCAATAAATCTTTTAGATACATTGGATCTCTTTTACTAAATGCAAGAGATGCAAGAAACTTTTTGGTTAAGTACGAGTCTCTTCTTCCTCTATCTGAAGACGAAGAAACAACCGTTTGCGTATAATAAGATCGAGAACCTCCTTCTATAACTAGAAGGGGGTTTTTTTATTTGTAAACAGCAATTAGTTGCATAGTGATATATAACATGATAAATTATAACCAAGAAGTAACAATATAATATGGAAAGTAGAAAGCTTGTTAAGCATAGGTTAGAAGGAGAAAAGAAGAACATTATTATGGGACTTGCAGATATAGGAGGATTTACTAACTTTATGCATGTTAGTAGAATGGCTACCAATCACAGTCAGGCGATTATCAACGACCTTATAGATTGCATTATATCAACGATTAAGCCTCCGTTTAGAATAAATAAGATTGAGGGTGACGCAGTATTCTTCTACGCCTTAGAGAGCGAAATAACGCCAGCTGACGTAAGAAAAATGTCAGATAACTTACTAGAGATATTTACTAACTTTAAAACAGCACTAATAAGACAAAGTATGTCTAACTTCTGTGAGTGTCAGGCATGCAGTAACGCACACACGCTTAGTATAAAGACGGTTATACACTCAGGTACTGCTTACTTTTACAACATTGCTAATCAGTTTGAGGAGATAGGAGGTTTAGATGTAATTATTGCACACAGACTACTAAAGAATAATGTACCTTATAGAGATTACTTGTTGATTACTGATGAGGCTATGAAATGGTTTGTATTTGATGAGAATGTAAAGTTCTCTGATCATATGGAGATGGAGCCTACTGTAGGAGCTATAGATTGTGAGGTGCATGTTATAGAGACTTCAGAGGAGGAAAAGGAGTTGATAGAAGCAAAGAAGATTAGGGATTGTGAATAGACAAGAGGGTTGCATTGTGTTATATCATGTGATATACTAGTACCACAGTTAAGGAATTGGGGGGACAATAAATTAACAAAAACATATTATGAAAACTAAGAATTTATTTGCTGAAGAGTTTGCAGCACAACTAGAGTCAGAGATAGCATTTCAAGAGCACATGTCTGACGTAGAATTTAACAAACACATGGACGATGTAGCACAGGGTCAATCTGACTCTGTCCTACGAGACGCGGAGCAATGGGTTGAGGATAACTACAAAGCTATTAAAGGAAACTTTGTATGTAAAGTATGTGATGAGCCAACTAACGAGCTTGTAGCAGACCCTAGCGATAAGAGAGCACAGTTTGAATGCAGACAGTGCGTGGTAGAAACAGTACACGAAGACCTATTAGACACACTTAACTCATAAGCATGATTGATAAATTAATAAAGGTTCAGCAGGAGCTTAAGGCTCCTAAAGGACAAAGTAATGACTTCGGCGGTTACAAGTACAGAAGCTGTGAAGATATCCTAGAGGCAGTAAAGCCTCTCCTTATAGAACAAGGTTTGTTCATGGTAATAAGCGATGACATTATATCTAACGAGCAGCGTGTATATGTAAGAGCTACTGTAAGCATTACAGACGGTAACGAAAAGATAGAGGTTACTGGATTTGCTAGAGAATCTTTAGACAAGAAGGGTATGGACGCTAGTCAGATTACGGGATCTGCATCTAGCTACGCAAGAAAGTACGCCCTTAATGGTATGTTCCTTATAGATGACACTAAGGATGCTGATACTAATGAATATGTATCTCAAACAACACCAAAAAAGGTAGAACAAGAGATGCCGTGTCCCAAGTGTGGTACAGAGATGGCGATAAGGGATGGTCAGTACGGTCAATTCTGGGGATGTCCTAAGTATAAAGATTGTGGTCAAAGACCAATAAATATAAGTGAAGCATGAATAGATGATGATGATCACTATGTGGATATGGTAAATGCAGAGATTCATCACTTTGGGTATAGTGGAGACTCAGATTGTAGATAAATATAAGTGAAGCATAATTAATATAATAATATGAAGAATATGAAAGCTATAAAAAGCATGCTAGCGATTGTGCTAGCATTCGCAATAGGTGCAGGCATAACAGCAGCTAGCGCCTCTAGTGAGAAGGTTGTTTATAAAGAGTCTGTAGAGTGCCTTATTGCAAAGAAGAAGCTAGAACACAATGAGCGTAAGCACCAAGAAACTGTGTATGACATGTTTAATAGGTATCTTAAAGAAAAGCAAAAGGTTACTGATTTTAATAACTGTATAGACAAGCTAGAGGGTCTTACTGGATCTAAGGCTGCAAGTGGTATGTTAAGATGTATATCTGAAAGCAATATAAGAAACTAATAAATTACAATGAATGCAAGAGAAATTATTACAAAACTATTAGAGTCAGGTATGAATCTAACTCAAATATCTAGAGAGCTAGATGTACCTAACTGTACTGTTTCAAGGTGGTATAACAATCATTATAAACCAGTTAAGCTTTATAAGAAGATGTTAGATGAGCTATATGAGAAAAATAAGAAATAGGGTTGTAATTTACTGTATCATGTGATATAATATATAGAAGCATTAAGCTTCACCAAACAAAAAAACTAAAAAAAAATTATGAAAAACAAAATTATTATAGTAAGCATGGCTGTTGTACTAATAGCAGCCACTACAGTAGGAGCATTCTCATTCGGATCAAGAGATAAGGCAGACATAAAGGCTAATTACAAAGAAATAGCACAAATCGACATAGATACATACGATGCGATGCAAAAGCTAGCAGACAGAGAGGCAGAGCTAAGGATGTATGAAAAAGAGATAGGCAGAGTAAACTCAGAGATAGATCTTATAAAGAACCACATAGATTCTAATAACAACTTAAAGAAGGAGTTAGAAGAAGAGATTGCAGGTCTAAGATCAGGAGATTTCACGCAGCCCCAGAACCAGTAGATAATGACAGGGCTGTAAAGGAACTTACAATAGGAGAGATGGACATAGACATTATTACTAGATCTGTGGCTTATGCAGAGACTGGTAATGGTAAAAAGGGGTACGGTGCAGATAGAAACAACATTTGTGGGATTATGTACTGGCCTAATGGAAATAGAGCGCCTAAGTCTTATGGTACTTACATGGACGGGTTTAATGACTGCTCATCACTTCTAACAAGAAAGTATTCTGGTCACACTATAGATTCTATGGCAGTAGTATGGACTGGTAACCATAACCCTGATACGTGGGCTAGTAATGTCAAATATTGGTATAATAAACAAAAATGAAAAAATATACACGATTAGAAAAGGTCAAGGACGTTCTTAGAGAAAAGCCAGCGTCAAGATCTTCAGACAAAATTCTTATAATGGAATACATATATAAGTTTCATCCCGAGCTTGTGTCTAGAGGCAAAATAAAGATCATAGACATGATCAACCTACCTTCTTTTGAGGCAATTACTAGATGCAGAAGGAAAATACAAGAACGAGGATTGTATCTAGCAAGTTGTGAAGTTTCTAAGTCAAGAAAAGAACTGGAGGCAGATATGAGACATAGCATACTTGGATCAATCATCCCCAACTTTCTAAAATAACACCCTCTCGGGTGTTTTTCTTTATGTATTTTAAATATGTGGTATAATGCATAAAATAAAAAATAGATATGATATGCCCCCACTGCATAGAAGAAGGTTATCTAATAGAGATGGAAATCATACCATCGTCAGATGCAATAGACCCTTATTTCTGTGACGATGAAAAGATATACATATATCAATGTCCATCTTGTTTTTACGAACAATAAAAAAGGGTGCAGTCATTTGACTACACCCTTATAGCTGACTTAATCAGCTGTTATTTTAAGCTTAGGAGATACTTTAGTTGTCATCTCAAGCAGCTCATTCATCTTACGAATAATATCTTTTATAAGCTTTACTTGTGCTTCACTTGAAACACTCACTTCTTGATAAATTCTTATTGTTTTAACTGGCTTATCCATGCTTCCTATACTGACTGACTGTCCAATCTTTACAGAATGCGACTCAGATTTATAATCTGCATGTAATGACATTGTTACTACAAAAAGTATTATAAAAATCTTCACTTATTCAACTCCTTGTATGATTGCTCATTTTCTTCAAGCCTAGCCTTGTCGACTAGCCCCTTCTCTTTCTTGCTCCATGAAACTCTAGGCAATACCTTGCACAAAAACTTCCATGTTCCATTAGAGGCTGTTATAAAACCCTTCTTGGCTTTCTTTGCAGTCTCTACAGTGTGATGCTTAGCCTTTCCGTAGACATTCAAGTCCTTGTACTCAGCTGCACATAGCTGCTTTATGAATACACACAAAGCTATTATCGTTACTCTCATTGCATTATCTCCTGTTATTATGAACCGTCGTTTATTGTAAAGATAATTTCTAAAGGTATACCCCTTCCATCCGCGTTTTTGTAAAAATAAGAATACAGAAAGTATGACAAAGCTGAACATACACAAAGCAGTATTGCAATATATTTATTTTTCTTCATCACCTGATCCTGTTACATACCTATCTTTAACACGTCTCTTTAAAATGTACCCTAAAACACCCAGCCAAATGACAAAGGCATATATTAGAAATATTTTTGTTAAATAAGACTCTACATTGCTTAGTTGCATCAGAATAACCTCGCCTTAGGCTGCTTTTCTTCACTTGAACAAGCTAGCTCAACATGCAGCATGGTGTTAGCCATGTGATTACATGATTGGCTAGTACAGCAAAGGTAATAGTTTACACCTCTTTGCATCTTATAGACTGCTCTTTTCTCACAAAATGAACACTCTGAATCTCCTGCTATATTTATCTTAACACATCTACTCATTTATTATCTCCTTCGGTAAGTTAATGTACTACTGTAATTATATATCATATGAAATAATTGACAATCTAAAAAGAGGAGCTCTCACTCCTCCTCTTCCTCCTTTACAAAGGTGGTCATAAAAAAAAATTACTTACAAAAGAGATAACATGTTATCAACCACCTGCCTTAATGCTCCGTTATCTAAATCTAAATTTAATAAATCATTAGCAAGGAATCCAGCAATTGCAAATATTGCTAACTTTATCCAGTGACTATCTTTCATCTTTTTAGAAATTCCTTTTAACCTACTTTTTAGTGTCATTGTAGTTTTGTTATTTTTTAAAGTGCTTATCGATGTACTTGATAACTTTTTGCATTTTCTTCTCCATTGCTATGTCTATAAGAGCCTTGATTTGCTCTATGTCTGTGTCCTTAGCAGCAGAGTTATGCTTAATAGTGTACTCAGTAGAATCCATGTAGTTTTCCATAGTAGCAAAATAATCTACATCAAACTCGATATTCTTACTCATTTTGTTTTGGTTATATTCTGATCCATCGCATTGAAAGTGAGGCATATCCTTCCCCCAAAGATCGTAACCCCAATCCATACCTAGCGGCTTTAAAAAATCAGCCACCTTACGCCATCTCCCCATGTCACTAGGATACAGTTCAGGACCTCTAAAGGCAATGTCGAAAGCTCTAGCCTTTGGGTTCATCATGTGGTAACTATTCATTGTCCACGAAACGCCCTTAGCTATGTTCTCTCTTTGCTGTTCCTCTGTTCTACCCGTTTCTGTGATGAACACGTCTGAGAACTCATTCTCGAGCCTCTCAGCGGCATTCTTAACCTTATCTGTAAGTTGATTCTTGTCTCTACTTAAAGCCATATTATTTTTTTATTTTTTTTGATGATGTTATTGCAGCTTTGAGAAAAATCCCTTGATACTTCTCAACAGAGTCTAATAAAAACTTATACATAAAACCAGCTATAAAAGACATTGCAGTTTTACCAACCTCTAATCCTAGAACACTATAGGTAAATCCATCAGGAACTATTGCATCAACAAGGTTACCACAAAACACACCCAGGACTACAGCTATCAGCAGTGAGCTAAATTTAAAAGCTATACTTCCCTTTTGGTACATATATAGGTAATGAGCAAACGCTGCAAAGCCAGCGTACATTCCAGATTCAATAATTTTGCACAACGATTCGAGTGTTTGACTTTGCATCATACTTTACATTTATGGTATTTATGTCTTAGCTTTTCTTTTACGTACAAGTGATTTAGTCCTATTATTTGAGCAAATAAGTTCATTCCAGCAACTATCTGCCACATTCCACTTTCTATCGGGTTTAGTATAACAGCAACTGTTGCTACTGAGTATGTTACTAAGAAAGATATAACTATAACGAAATGTCTTTTTCTATAATCTTCACAATAACACCCAGGTTTAAATCTTTTCTGTGACTCTAGCAAAGCATCAAATATCTTTAGGCATATGTACACCAGGTAGATACATGCGATTGCTAGTATAAAATTTAATATGTCCATTATTCTGGCTTAAATAAAAAGTCTTTTGGTAGGCCCCTCCTTTTCTTCTTAGGCTTAGCAGCCATCTTAGAAGCCTTTTCTTTTGCAAGTCTTGCCTGGTTAGCTTTAAAGTTAGATTTCAAGTTCTTTGCTGCTTTAGCTGTTTCAGCCTTTAGAACCTTTCCAACTGGAGACTTTACACCCGCCTTTCTAATACCTCCACCTATTTTAACTAAATCTTTGCTTACCTTTGGAATAGCCTTAGCTACTCTCATTGCACCTTTACCGTAAGCTTTTAATGCTTTTTTTCCGTATCCAACACCTTTAGGCATAATAATTTGTTATTTCTTTTTAGATTTCTTGTATTGTTCTAACAACCTTCTTCCCTTCGCTACAGCACTAGCCTTATCTCCTCTATGTCCCCACGCCTCTAAAGACAGCTTTAGCCTGGTTTTTTTACCGTCTTTATTTAGAGCTCCCTTAGCTGAACCCATCCTTACCAGAAAAGAACCCTTTCTTCTTTTCTTCTCTGGTGTGTCAGCTCTTCCCTTAACTGGAGCTTTTAGGTTACCTCCCGTAGCGGTGTTGTACTTACGTCTTCCCGATGCTGTGAGGCCTCCTTTTGGGTTCTTGTCTTCTTTTCTGAGAATAATTTTAGCCATTGTAGTTTGTTATTTCTCAATCTTCTTAAGCATTTCCTGTAGGTTTTTTATTTTACCTTCTAACTCTTTCTTTTTAGGACCCTTCTCTTTATTTGCTATATCTTGCAAGTCTTTCATTATCTTTCTCCCCATCTTTAGATCTTCAGGAATCTCAGGACCATCCGACAAAGCCTCTACAACATCATCCTTTCCTGGTGCTTTGTTTACCTTAGCCTCCTTGCTCTTAAGATTCTGTAATATTCTAGGAGCTTTCTTTTCTTTACCTGCAGACTTAAATGCTTTCTTTATTAGGAAATCTGGATCTCCAATCTTCTTAGCTCTTGCTCCTAATGCAGTTTGTGCAATACCCTTAGCTACTCTTCCGAGATCAACTCCTTTCTGGAAAGATGTAAGACCTCCTACTATTTCTCCAAGCCCTGATATTCTTCCGAACTGCTCAAAGACATCAGCTGGACTCTTCCTTTGAGCTACGATAAGTCTTTTTAAAGTATCTTCACCTACCTGACTAAGAGCTCCGTACCTTTTGTGTAAGTCTTTAGACTGACCCTCTACCTTAGATATCTTATTGTCAATATCTGACCTTAGCTTAGCGACAAACTCTTTCTTCAAATTCTTTTCAGTTTGATTCATTGCGAAATCACCAAAGGCAGTCTCTAACTCTGCATTTAAGAATTGTCTAATAGACTCAGCGTCATCTACAGAAACTTCACCCCTAGTCTTTAGATTGTCTGCAAACTCTAACACCTTCTTTTGAGCTGCTGGGTTTACAACGCCAAGATTAGGATCACTAGCTTTTTCTGCAATATCGTCAGCATATTGAGACAGATCTATTTTAGCGTCAGAATCTTTTATAAGGCCTGATATTTCACTCCACACATCCTTCTTTGTTTGAGTAATAGCATTAGAGAACTCTTCAAGGTTTTTAGGCTTTAGACCTTTGCTTGCAATTGTATCAGCTGCAAGGTCTACATTTTTCTTAACATTTCTAAGGTTCTTTTTCTTAGTAATTCTTGGCCTAATAGCCTTAAACAAAGCTTCAGAGTCTGCAGACTTAGTAGCTCCAGTAGGGACTAGCTCTACAGCCTCTTTTGCTATCTTAGCACCCTTTGCACCAGTTTTAGCAGCCTTAGTAGCAACCTTTGACGCTGGACCTGCTCCTACAGCCATACCAGCAACCTCTCCTATCTGAAGAGCACTACTTAATGTTGGTTTATCTTCTAAGAACTCAGAAGCTTTTTGTAATCCCTCTTGCGCACCTGGAACTTTTTCCACAGCCTTTTGAACGCCTGTTTCAAAAACTTCCTCTACTTTCTTAGGAACTACAGCCTTTACTCCAGCTCCTATTACGTCAGATACAACTCCTCCAGCAGCTCCAGCTCTTTGTATAGGAGCCTTTAAGAAGCCAGCACCTCTAGCTTCCCTTAACTGCTCTCCTCCTTCTTTAAATGCAGTTGATACATCTCTTCCAAACTCTTTTGCAGCTCCAAGTAGTGTACCCTCATCTGACTTTTTCCTCTTGTATTGAGAGAAGTCAATCTTCTTTTGTCCTGTGTTTTGATATTTAGAAAAATCTATGGCCATTGTTTTTAGTTAGAGAATAAACTAGCTTCTATTTCTTCCAATGAGTAATCTTGAAGTAATGCATCGATATCTAGATCCATCTCCTGCAATGCTTTAGACACTCTCTCAGGTATGTTTGCCCTTTCTGAACTCAGATTAGGTATTTGAGAATTTTCCATATCTCCCATAAAATCCTCAATATCATCAAGCAAGTATTCAAAGTCAGAAACATTATAATTACCAGCATATAAACTAAGAGTGTTTTCTATTGCTCTCTTAGCAGCAGTAGCAGTCATATTAGTCATCATCTTCGCAATCTCTGGAGTTGTATCAAGCCTTGGCAATGTTTGTATATAGTTCCTTATGTCTGCATCTGTAAGTACTCCAACCTCTCCGTAAACACCCCTAGCAAGGTTAGGAACTGTAGATTGGAGAATTGCCTTAAACTGAGCAGCATCAGTGTCCCACGGATCAAGGTTTTTAAGCTTACCCTTAAGAACTCCCATTTCACCCTCTTTCTCTGCATCAATTATAAGGTTATTAAGATCTGCTATATTGCCAAGAACTGTTTTAGCCTTAGCTAACTCTTTATTAAAGCCTTGAGGTGGTTTGTCTTTGTTTGCATCTTTTGAAGCTCTAACCCTACCTCTTGTGTCTAAGTCCCTATCAAGTGTCTCTCCTCCGTTAAGTGCAGAGGTAATCTGCTCAAGAACACCATCTCTTTCAGCCTTATCAAGCAAAGAACCAAATTCAGAGCTAGTAACCTTCCCTGCTCTTACTCTAGCAATTTCAGCCAACCATCTTTGAGTTAGGACAGCTTCTTTTTCTGCCTGCTGGAAAGGAGCATCATTAGAACCTTCGTACTCAACATTTTCTCTATTAACAATCTGAGCTGGCTCGTTAACACCCCCATTGTCTGGAACAAATCCTATAACAGTAGAGTCGTTTGGATCTAGAACTCTTCCTTCTGTAACCTGACCTGGCGTGTAGTTCGCCTCGTCTAATATGATATTACCTTGATCATCAAAGCCTGCAACGATTGCAGCATGACCATACTTTCCTTCTTTAGTAAGAACAGCATCTCCTACGTTTACCTGAGACATGTCTTTGTTTCCAGCCATTTCTATAGCTCTTTCCTTATCCTCTATAGAGAAAAGACCATAAGGTAGATTGTTTACTTGCTCTCTAGCATATAGAACACAATTAGCGCCATTCTTAGAGTCTGAAGCTACTACTTGCATATTGCTAGTATCAGAAGACTTAGAAGTTCTAGCTGAGAAAGTACCGTCTTGGTTTTCTTCTACAACAATTGTGCTGTCATTAACTGGAATTCTATCTCTTGGGTTAGCTGGGTTGTAGTAGTAACCAGCTTCTTTATTAAGTTTGTAATTAGGTCGCTTCTTAGCTCCTTGTTTTTGTGGTATCTGAACCTTTTGATCTCCTACTGGGTTACCAAAATCATCTACTAAGTACCCAAGCCTGTCTGACAATCCAACATTAACCTTTCTCTCACTACCTGGATCAGTGTCCCTCATTACAGACAAGAACTCTGAAACAGCTTGATCAGCTGCTAGATTGCTAGATATTGCTGCCTTAGAAGCTCTGTCTAGTGCCATTTTTTGCTCTTGGAATATGTCATCCTTAACCTCAGCTATCCTGTCGTTGTAAGACTGTATTTCGTCAAACCTAGCTCCTGCTTGCATTAGCCTTAGCTTGTCTTGTTGCAAGTTAGTAGCCTCTTGTCTTCTTTGAATAGACCTATTTAGATTCTCATCTATTCTAGA